ACTTAAGAAAGCAGAGGATAAAACAATGAAAAATTTTTTAATAAATTGTGTAATAAGTAATGTAGAAAATGAAACTACAGCAATATTCGATTTGTTGATGGAAGATGATAGTTTTAAGCAATTAGCCATAAAACTGTGTAAAAATATCAATGAAAATAATTACTCTGATATATCTAGAAAATTATCAGAATATGCGAATAATAACCTAATTTAATAAATAGAGGATAAAACAATGAGAAAATTAAACAAAAAACAAAAGACAATAATTGAAGATTATTACAAAAATAATATAAATTTAGCATTCTTTGATAATTCTTTAATTATAAAACTTGAAAATATTAATAATTATGAAACTTTATTACATGATGCAAATAATTATTATGATGATCTAAAAATTAAAGCCAAAAAAGAAAAACTATATAATACTGATTATGCAAAATTCAAACGAGGTGAACTATGAAAAAACAAGACAAAAAACAAAATAATCAATGGCTAAGTAGTCAAGATTTAAACAAAATATCTAAAAAGCATGGCATAAAACATGCGACAGAACTCAAAAGATTACAAGACAGCATTAGAAAATTAGATAATTTTTTTAAATATTATGAATAAATAACCATATATAACAGAGGATAAAAGACAATGAATATAGATAAAATAATAACAGATTATCAGCTAGAAATTGAAGATAAAAGACAATGTAATGTATGTGGGAAAATATTTGACTATAACAATGGTATGCTGAATATTTTAGAAATTTTAGAATGTTCAGATGAAAGGATAGAGGAATGGCAAGAAAAAAACCCAAACACAATGCTTGATGCTTGGTTTTGTATGGACTGTGCAACTAAATATATAAGAGAAATAGAAAGTAAATAAATAACCATATATAACTATTAAAAGACTTATTTTCTATAAAATACGTCTTTTTTTTATATATTTGTTTGACAATTAAGTAAAAAAAAGCCCTCGTATAGAAATATATGAGGGTTTTTTATTGTCTAGTCTAATAATAAATAATGTCGCCAATAACTCTTAATGGCTTGTTATGATAAGTACATATATACAGATAGATCAATAAACATATCATTTATTAGCTACTTACCATTAGACAATTAGCACTTGATTTCATGAAGAATAATAGTTTATGTTCTAGCACTCTCACGCATATTATAATCGCACTATTAATGATCTATAGCACTTACTAGCATGAATTGGACTAAGTGCCGTATATTAGCGATTAATTGCTCTCATGCACATGCGTAATATTATTGTACACACGCAACAACCCCCCACGCACACGCATGACTCTATGTATATATCTATCCATACTATGGTGGGAATATTAAGTCTATTAGTATTATCTAATATTGCACCATTCAATCTAGCTTATTGACATAATTTTGAAAAAGGGCAATAATGAAGTTGGATAGCTATGTCTACAATACAAGTACAAGAGATCCTCTCAACACTTAAAAAAAGGCGAGAGGAGAATAAATTAAATTACTATCAACCCTATAAGTTTCAAAAGAGTTTTCATCAGGCAGGATCAGAATCTAACCAAAGATTGCTCATGGCAGCAAATAGGGTAGGTAAGTCCTATGTAGGTGCTATGGAAATGTCAGCACATCTAACAGGATTGTACCCTAAATGGTGGACTGGCAAGAAGTTTGATAAACCCATCAAAGCATGGGTGTGTGGTGCGAGTAATGAAACCACTAGAGATATCTGTCAAAAAGAATTATTTGGGCAACCTGACAACCCAAGAGATAAAGGAAAGGGTTCTATTCCTAAACATCTCATTGGAGAAACGACAAGGAAACCTGGTGTTCCCAATGCACACTCATCAGTCCTTGTAAAACACAAAACAGGTGGTTGGTCTAGGGTTGCCTTTAAAGCTTATGAAATGGGTGCTGAGAAGTTTATGGGTGAGAGTTTAGACCTTATTTGGCTAGACGAAGAACCACCACAAGATATCTATTCTCAATGTATAACAAGGACACTCGACAGAAAAGGACAAGTATATCTTACTTTTACACCTGAATCAGGTATGACAGAGGTTGTGCAAAACTTTACTTCTGATTTGAGATCAGGACAGGCATTAATTACAGCAGGTTGGGAAGATGCTGAACATTTAACTGATGACATGAAAGAACAGATTTTATCTGCTCTACCACCACATGAAAGAGAATTAAGATCAAAAGGTGTTCCAATGATCGGATCAGGGTTAGTATTCCCTATAGATGAGGACACTTTAACCTGTGATCCATTTACCATACCCAACCACTTTTCTAGGATTGCAGGTCTTGACTTTGGCTATGACCACCCAACAGCAGTAGTTTGGATTGCTTGGGATAGAGATAAAGATATTGTCTATGTCTATGATTGCTACAAGATGTCTAAACAGACACCTGATTATCATGCAAGTCATATTAACGAAAGAGAAGGTTCACACTATATTCCTATAGCATGGCCACATGATGGCTATCAACACGATAAAGGTAGTGGGATTACTCTAGCCGAGCAGTATCGTACAGCTCATGTCAATATGTTGCCTTTTCATTTTGAGAATCCACCAGCTTTAGGTGAGAAAAAAGGTGGTAATAGTGTTGAAGCAGGTTTGATGGAAATGCTTACTCGTATGGAACAAGGTAGATTTAAAGTATTCAATACCCTATATGATTGGTTTCAAGAGTATAGGTTATATCATCGTAAAGATGGAAAATTAGTAAAAATTAAAGATGATCTTATGTCTGCTACAAGATATGGGGTTATGAGTTTAAGACACAGTACAACAGAAACATCAAAGTGGAATAGAAAAGGTACTCTAGGCCCTGATGTCGCAATAGTTTAGGAGATAAAAATGGCAGAACTTATAACATCTCCTACATTATTAGCCCATAAAGTTAAAGAGTTAGAAGAAAAAATAGAATATGCTTTGATTATGATTGAGCAAATAGAAAAAGATTCACAAAAACCAAAGGCAAAGAATGGCAAAAAAACCAAAAAAAATGACTGAAGATGAATTAGCATCAAAATTATCTCAAGAAATAGAACAAGCCACAGGACATATGAATAGTGAACTCTCAGGACAAAGAGAGGACAATATGAAGTATTATCTTGGAGAAAAATTTGGTAATGAGATAGATGGCAGATCAGAAATTGTAACAACTGATGTTAGAGATACTGTTGAGTATATTATGCCAAGTCTTATGCGTATTTTTACAACTCATAACAATATAGCTGAATTTGAGCCACAAGGCCCTGAAGATGTGCAAATGGCACAACAAGCTACTGATTATGTAAACTATGTATTTAACAGGCAAAACAATGGTTTTAAAGTCCTATACGATGTGTTTAAAGATGCACTTATTAACAAAACAGGTATTGTAAAACATTATTGGGAAGAAAAAACTGAAGTATCTACTGAACATTATGAAAATCTTACAGAGATTGAATATCAAGCAGTATTAGCTAATGATGAACTTGAAGTTTTAGAACACACAGAAACACAAATACAAGAAGCTCAATTAGATGAAAATGGCATGATGGTTAGTCCTGAAATTATAAGCCATGCTTTGAAAGCAAAAAGAACAAAAACAAGTGGACAGGTTAAAGTTGTTGCTGTTCCACCTGAAGAATTTTTAATATCAAGGAGAGCAGTTGATATACATACTGCACAATTTATTTGTCATAGAGTAAAAAAATCAGTAAGTGATTTAATTTTAGAAGGATATGATCCTAAAATTGTAGAAAATATGCCAAGTTATTCTCAATCACAAGCTGAATATAATGAGGAAAGACTTGCAAGATTTAGCTACGATGATGACGCAATACCACCTGATGAAGGTTCAGGTGCAAATAGGCAAATATGGTTAGATGAATGTTATGCACATATTGATTTTGATGGCGATGGTATTGCAGAGTTAAGAAAAATTACTAAAGGTGGTAATGAAATACTTGAAAATGTAGAGATTGAATATATACCATTTTCAACAATATGTCCTTTACCGATACCTCATAAGTTTTATGGCATGTCAGTTGCTGATACAGTCAAAGACATACAGTTAATTAAATCTACAATAGTTAGAAATATACTTGATAATATGTATTTAACTAATAATGCAAGGTATGCAGTTCTTGCAGGACAAGTAGAGTTAGATGATTTGCTTACATCAAGGCCAGGTGGAATAGTCAGAATGAGAGCACCAGGTGCAGTAACACCCTTGCCGACACCACAAATATCACCTGATGCTTTCAATATGGTTCGATATCTAGATCAAGTAAGAGAAGAAAGATCAGGGGTATCTAAAATGACGCAAGGACTTAATCCTGATGTATTAACATCTCATGTAACTAGTGGTGCAATCTCAGCAGCAACAGAGTCAGCTATGCAAAGAACTGAGTTAATTGCTCGTATATTTGCTGAAACAGGAATCAAAGATGTGTTTAGATGTATATATGAATTAGTGCAAAGATACGAAGATAGAGAAAAAATAGTATTTTTGAATAATAGATTCGTACCCATAGATCCTAGCAAATGGAAAGATAGATTAAATTGTACTGTAAATGTTGGTGTAGGAAGTGGCTCACAACAAAGCAAAATGCAAACAATGAGCAGTATTATGAATATCATGCAAGGATTGATACAAAATGGTGCTATGGGATCACTTGTTACACCACAAAATATATATAATGCAGTAAGTGAATTTGTTGCACAATCAGGATATAAAAACTCAGATATGTTTGTATCTAATCCACAAATGATGCCACCACCTCAACCACCACAACCGACTGTTGAGGAAAAAGTACAAGCTCAAAAAGCACAGGTTGAATTACAAAAATTACAACTACAAGCTAAAGAATTAGAGATTGAAACACAAATAAAAGCACAAGAGTTAAAACTTAAACAAGAAGAAGCTGCTGTAAATCTAGCACTTAAAAATAAAGACTTAGAAATTAAAAAATCACAACTTGAACTTAACGAACAAGAACTTGCTCTTGAAGCTGTGCAAAACAGACCTATAGGAATAGGGCCGACCTAATGGCATATCCTAAATATAAACCTGATTACAGCAAAATAAGTAGAGGTAAATTAATATCAAAAAAAATTAAGATATTAAAAAAAGAAGGTAAACCTCAAAAACAAGCAGTAGCTATTGCACTTAATACTTATCCAAAACGTAAAAAGTTGCCACTAGCATGAAAGACTTAAACGAACTCAATCTCGAAATCGAAATTATCAAAAAAGATATAAGTGATATTAAGAATAATCATTTGCAACATATCGAGAGAGATATGCGAGATGTAAAGATTGAGATATTTAGATTTAAGTATATTGTTTATGGTGCAGTCATTGTATTTGCACTTGTAAGCAATAACATGCAAGAGATATTAAATTTATTTTAGGAGAAATATTATGTATGGAAAGAAACACAAGAAAGGTAAAAAAGGCAAAGGCAAGGGCAAGTGCTAATGGGTGCTAAAACCAAACATTATTTTAAAACAGGCAAAGAGTTTAAAGGGAATGTGCATAAAATGCCCAATGGACAAATTCATACAGGCAAGACACACAGCAAAACATCGAAACCTGTTGTTCACTTCAAAGATTTATCTGCAAGAGCAAAGAAGGTAGCAAGATCATGATGAAAAAAAATAAAAAGAAAAAATCTTTTCCTGACTTAAACAAAGATGGAAAAGTAACTCAAGCCGATGTTCTTATGGGCAGAGGAGTTTTAAAAAAAACTAGGAATGGAAAACTTGGTTGAATAATAAACAATTACAAAATTTTTTATTAAAAAACAGAATTTCTATCAATGAGATATTTAATAAGACTGGCATACCTGCTAATCGAATGAGAGGATATCTCGCTGGGAGAATAACTATACCTGATTATGTATCAGATAGAATCAAACAGTTAGGAGAAAATAATGACGACTAAAGAAGAACAGATCAGAGATGGTCAAAACGCAGAAAATATTTTAGAAAATCCATTAATAGTAAATGCTTTTAATCAAATATTAAATGATGGTTACCAACAATGGATATCAACGAAATCTGAAGATAAAGATATTAGAGAATCTCTTTATCATCAACAAATTGCTGCATTAAAATTTAAACAAGTTTTAATAAATACTATGGAAAATGGAAAATTGTTAGAACAAGAAAGAAAGGAGAATAAAAATGGCTAAAGTAAATAAACCAACTCCACAAGACAATATTCCAACAAAAGAAAGCAAACATAAAGGAATTCCTGTAACTGATGTTGCATCAGCACAGGAAGCATTACTTACTCAATTACAAGCTCCAGCTTCGGAAGAACCTGTAGAGGAAGAAATGCAAACAGAAGTAGAGGATAATACTTCTGAACAGGTAATGGAAAATACCGAATCAGTTGAAGAACCAGTACAAGATTCTAACGAATTGACTGCTGATGATTTAGTTGAAAATGACCAAGAACAAGCACTAGATGAACCTAGTACATATACTGTCAAAGTTGATGGTAAAGATGTTGAGGTTACCCTCGATGAGCTTCGTTCAGGTTATTCAAGACAAGCTGATTACACACGAAAAAGTCAAGTATTAGCAGAACAAAGGCAAAAAGCTGATGAAGAATTAGCTGCCACTCAGCAAGAAAGACAGCAATACATTTCTCAACTTGAACAATTTACAGATTCAGCAGATAAAAAACTTAATGAGTTTAAATCTTTTGACTGGGCAAAACTCAAGGAAGATGATCCAATGGAATATATGACCAAAAGAGATCAATACAGAGAACTTCAAGAAAACAAAAGATTAGTTCAAGAAGAACAAAATAATCTTCAACTTAAACAACAGCAAGAAGCACAAACTAAGTGGCAAGAAGAACTTGCTAGACAGCAAGAAATAATGGCACAAAGACTTCCTGATTGGAATGATCCAAACAAAGGCCCTAAATTGAAACAATCAATTAAAACCTTTGCAGTAAAAAAAGGATTTACTGAACAAGAAGTTAATAGTCTTATTGATGCTAGATCAGTAGACGTTCTTCATAAAGCTATGTTGTATGAAAATCTTTTAGATGCAAAAATATCTAAAAAGAAAGCAAAAATTGTTCCTAAAGTAACAAAACCAGGTACAGGTACTACTAAAGGTGAAGTCAATAGCGAGAAAGTAAAGCAACAACGAGCTAGATTAAGAAAAACAGGTAAAGTTGGCGATGCTGCTAAATTACTCGAAGGATTAATCTAATACTAAACTTTTAACACAGAGGTGTAATACAAATGGCACAATTAACAAATACATTTGAAACCTATGATGCTGTGGGAAACAGAGAAGATTTGCAGAATATTATTTATAATATTACTCCAACTGATACTCCATTTATGTCAAGTATTGGTACAGGAACTGCAACATTTACTAAACATGAATGGCAAACTGATTCTTTAGCATCTGCTGCTTCAAATGCACAAATAGAAGGAGATGATTCTCCTAGTGCTGCAATGTCTGCAACTTCACGTGTTCTCAACTATACACAGATTTCATACAAACCTGTGATGGTTTCAGGCACACAAGAAGCTGTTATTCATGCAGGTGTAAATTCAGAGTTAGCTTATCAAATAGCTAAAGCTGGTAAAGAACTAAAAAGAGATATGGAGTTAGACCTTACTGGTAAAACCGATGCAACAGCAGGTTCAGGTAATGGTGGAGCTGCTCGTAAGTCTAGAGGTTTTGAATCTTGGACTGTTACAAACAACTCTTATGGTTCAGGTGGTTCAAACTCATCAGGCTCTGTTACAGATGGAACTCAAAGAGTTTTAACTGAAGCATTACTTAAAACAGAACTAAAAAGCTGTTTTGACAATGGTGGTGAACCTGATCTATTATTGGTTGGCTCTTTTAATAAACAAAAAGTTTCAGGTTTTACTGGAAACTCTACAAGAATGGACATGGCAGAAGATAGAAACCTAGTGGCTACTATTGATGTTTATGTTTCAGATTTTGGTGAAGTTAGAGTGGTAGCTGATAGAATACTTCGTTCTTCAGGAAGAAGTGCTTTATTAGTTGAAACAGAAATGTTTGATACTGCCTTCCTAAGACCTTTTGAAACTCAAGAGTTAGCAAAAACTGGTGATGCTATGAAACGACTATTAGTCGCAGAATGGACACTAGTAGCTAAGAATGAAGCAAGTTCAGCAACTATTGCAGACTTAACAACTTCATAACAAATTTCATATATCTTAATATATATGTTAGGGGGAGTTTTGTTCCTTAATTTTTACTCCCCCACCTTTACTAAAATCTAGATACATTTAATAATGACCTTGAAGAAGGTATCGCTTCGGAACGAGGGTTATTGACATGGAGAAAATTAATGAGAACATTAAACGATTATTTTATAAGTGGTAGAGTTGCTGATATATCAACAGCAGGTTCAACATTTGTAGCAGTTCCTGATGGTGGCAGAATAATTAAAATTATGACTGTACTTCAAGGTGCTATAAGTGGTGGTAATGCTGCTATTACTTTTGAGATTGGTGGTACTGCTGTAACAGGTGCAGGAATTACAGTTGCACACTCAGGTTCAGCAACAGGCACTATGGATTCATCTGTGCCAACAGCACTTAACCGAGTTGAAGAAGATGGTTCTATCGAAATTATTACTGATGGAAACTCTACAGGTGCTAAAGCACTAGATGTAACATTTGTAATTAGGAGATAAACATGGCATCAGTAAATTATGGTTTGCGAGTTACTAATACAATAAAGAGAACTGTAAATACTGGTTCTCAACAAACAGCAGCAACTAATGCAAGTACAGAGTATATAAGAGTTGTATCTGACACCGATGGTGTTTTTGTAGCTTTTGGTGCAAACCCAACAGCAACAACAAGCTCAACCATATTAGGTGCTTATGATCCTGAAATTTTCAAAATTGATGGTGGCATGAAAGTTGCAGCGATTGTAGCTAGTTCTACAGCAAATCTTTACATTGACGAGTTAAGTGAATGAAACGAAAACTCGATGATGGCCAAATTTTTCATTGGCATGAACCAACGAAAGAAATGGCCATTGAACACATACAAGATATAAAACCCCTTATTGACTCAAACAAACGACTACAACAAGAAGATCATCATATAACTGATGATTTTAGGTTATCTGCAAGAATTCCTATGACTGTGTATTACGAATGGAAAAGTAAATATGGGGTTGATTTGTTTAATCCAAATCATAAAGATGGTGTTAGAAAATTAATAAATAGTCCTGAATATAGGTATTTAAAAACAACAAATAGAAGAATATAATGGCAATAACAACTTACTCAGAACTTAAAACAGCAGTAGCTAACTGGCTAGATAGAACAGATCTCGATGATAAAATACCTGAATTTATTGCACTTGCAGAAGCAAGGCACAGAAGGGATTTTAAGATTAGAAGAATGGAAACTAGAGTAACTGCAAATACTATAGCAGATACAGAATATTATTCTTTGCCTGATAATTTTGTAGCTATGAGAAATATACAACTTAATACTGATCCTAAAACAGCATTAGAATATTTAACACCTGAACAAATGGATAGAGTAAGAGCAGGTAGTAATACAGGTAAACCAAAAGCATATTCTATTATAGGTAATAATTTTCAATTAAGACCAATACCTGATGGTATTTATCAAATAGAAATGCTTTACTTTAAATATTTTACAGCTTTATCAGATAGTAATACAACTAACGATATGCTTACATTTCACCCTGATGCTTATTTGTATGGTGCATTAGTAGAAGCAGAGCCATATTTATTTAATGATAAAAGATTACAAACTTGGTCAGCTTTATATGATAGAGCCAAAAAAGACATAATAGATTCAAATGAGAGAGATCGACATTCAGGAGTAGCACCAACTACAAGAATTGACTATGGAGCTTACTAATGACTACATGGACAAATGTAAGCACAAGTAGCACCTCTTGGACTACTGTACCTGAAACAGCACAAGGTTATATTGAAACAGAAGATAATTTGTTTTTAATAGCAACAGAAGATAGTGAATTAATACAACAAGAAGATAAAACAGATATAGCACCTGGTAATTGGCAAGATATACCAGCAATAGCAACAACGACTTGGACAGTACAATAAATGGCAACTAAGAAGATTTCAGATTTTACAGCAACTACTACACCATTAAGTAGTGCTACATTTGTTATTGTACAATCTAGTTCAAATCTTAAAGTTACACTTGCAAATATTGCAGCAAATATGCCTGATTTAACAGCTACGAGTATTACATCATCAGGAGCAATTACAGGAACAGGTGGATTTGTTGGTAATCTTACAGGAAATGTAACAGGCACAGCTAGTTCAGCAACAGCTTTAGCGACTGCTAGAACAATAGGCATGACAGGTGATGTTACTTGGACTTCAGCAAGTTTTGATGGATCAGGTAATGTTACAGGTACATCAGCTATTGGCACAGGTGTTATCGTCAATGCAGATGTTAATACAAGTGCAGCAATAGACGCAACCAAAATACACGATGGCACTATATCAAACACAGAATTTGGATATTTAAACAATGTATCATCAAACATACAAACACAACTTGACGCAAAAGCTTCCTCAAGTTACGTTCCGACTGCAATAACAGTTGCAGATGAGTCGTCAGATACTACTTGTTTTCCTCTATTTGCTACAGCAGCGACTGGCGACTTAGGACCTAAGACAGCTTCAGGATTAACTTTTAACTCAAGCACAGATGTATTGTCAGGTACGTTTTCAGGGAATATTACAGGAAATGTTACAGGAAATGTAAGTGGCACATCAGGTTCTACCACAGGTAATGCAGCAACAGCAACAGCTTTGCAGACTGCACGAAACATTGGTGGTGTATCTTTTGATGGTACAGCGAATATTGATTTACCTGGTGTCAATGCAACAGGCACACAAAACACATCAGGACAAGCTGGTACTGTTGAGAGGACAAGAGGTAAAGATTACAAATCAGATTGGGGTAGCTCATCTTCTCCTATATCGTTTGAAGTCAAAGTAATTACCAAAACATCAGCACACCCATATACAGGGGTAGGATCAAGCAACGCATATACGATTGATGGAGTTGAGGGTGCTGTTTTAAACTTTGATGGTGCAGACACAGGCAAAACTTATTATTATAGATTTGACCAATCAGATGCTAGTAACGATGGACACCCACTCAGATTTTATTTAAAAGCAGACAAAACGACAGCTTATACAACTAATGTAACAACTAATGGCACACCAGGCACAAGTGGAGCATATACACAGATACAAGTAGATGAATATACACCCAATCTCTTATATTACCAATGCAGTAGTCATGCACACATGGGTAATTATATACATCACATTTCTAATATGTGTAATAGTAATGGGGTACTCTTTAAAATGCCTACTGCTGATGGTTCAGCAGGTCAGATAATACAAACTGATGGTTCAGGAGTTTTATCGTTTACGGCAGCAGGTGGAACAAGCCCAACAGTTACAGGAGTTACACCATCAGCTATTGGCAATACTGCAACATCAGTCGTTATCGCAGGAACAGGATTTGTAATTACACCGAATGTAGAATTTATCAACTCGTCAGGAGTTATTACGCTACCGAACAGTATTGTTAGAGATTCGGCTACACAGCTTACAGTCAATGTAACACTACCTACAGATGGCACATATTTTATAAGAGTTGAGAATCCTGATGGATTAGCAGCGAGATCAAGTTCTGCAATACTTACAGTATCAGACGCACCAACATGGAGTACATCTGCTGGAAGTCTTGGAAGTGTAGCAGCAGGTGCGAGTGCGAGTTTTTCAGTTTCAGCATCTAGTGATAGCACAGTTGCGTATTCTGAAACTACAAGCGTTTTAACAAGTAACACAGACACCCCTGCGAGTACCATGAATTTATCGCTTAACAGTTCTTCAGGAGCAATAACAGGAACAGCACCTAGTCCGACAAGTGAAACGACTTACAACTTTACCCTACGAGCTACAGATGCAGAATCGCAAACAGCAGACAGAGCATTTAGTATTACAGTAACAGTAGGATTAAATAACAGTATAACATTCCAGAACCCATAGGAGATATAAATGTCAGCATATTTATCAAGAACAAACTCAGGAGCTGGCAACAGAAGAACTATGACTTGGAGTTTTTGGATTAAGTTTAACAGAGGAGAGAATGGTTCATACTCATCATCAGAACCAGCAATCATGGTGTATGGAGATGCACAAAGTAGTTATCCCTCACATAGAATTGCTTTTTATCAAGGCAAAGCATTTTTTTATTCAGCAGATGATGCTGCACAAAATGGAAAGGTAGCTATGGAATCAGGAGATATTAGGTTTAGAGATCCTAGTGCATGGTATCATTTTGTTTATACTCTTGATACGACTGCTGGTAGTGCAGCAACAAGACAGAGGGCTTGGGTTAATGGTATCGAAGCAGAAGTCAATGGTAGTGGTGGTTGGGTTCAAACTGATGCTGGGCAAAACAAAGACACAGACCACAACGGAACAGAAACAATTTATATAGGTAAATATGGTTCTATAGGTTACTCTGATGGACAGATAGCTGATTATCATTTTATAGATGGACAAGCCAAAATACATACAGACTTTGGAGAGTTTGATGCTACATCAGGTATTTGGAAACCTAAAAAATACACAGGCACATTTACAGGAAACTCATTTTATCTTAAAGGAGAAAACGCTGGTAATATAGGACTAGACTCATCAGGACTCAGCAATAACTGGACAGTAAATGGTACTAATGTTTATCAATCAGAAGATACTCCAAGCAATAACTTTGCATTATTAAACTATGACAATAGTCGTAAAGATGCTATTGGCAGAATAATTAATGGTGGTTTAACTATTAAAAATGATAATCAAACATGGGGATCTGCATCAGCAACACTCGCTGCATCTAAAGGTAAGTGGTATTGGGAAGCAAAAGCAACAGGAGCTGGTGGTTATGTTTATGTAGGTTTTTGTGTTTTTGGAGATTTTAAATCAACGAATAAAAGAAGTAA